ACACAGCACACGAAGGTACTGCGAGATCGAGGATGTATCATCTCCGTGGGTTCAATCATGAATCCCAATGCGCTACGTTCAAGTGCCCTAAAGATGATGCACTGCTCCGAGGTTGGTATGTGGAAAGACACCCCCAAGCGTAAAGCAGCGGACTTCATCACCTCAATGAAATCATCCGTTCCCCGTATCCCCTATACTTGCATTGTGCTTGAATCCACAGCCAAAGGCGTCGGAGATTACTTTCACAAGACGTGGCTGGAGGCCGAAGCCGGAGAGAGTGGATACACTCCGGTATTCGTTGCATGGTTTGAGATGCCGGAGTACTGGGAGGCTTTCCGCGACGAAGAGGAGAAAGTACGCTTCGTGCAATCCATGACCGAGAAAGAGCTATATCGCTTTGAATGCGGAGCAACCCTTGAGGGATTAAAGTGGTATCGAGCTGAACGCAAGGAGCAGCCCTCGGACTGGATTATGCAGGAGGAGTTCCCCTCGACACCCGAGGAGGCGTTTATCTCCAGTGGCCGCCTGGTATTTGACTTGGGGGATATCCGGCAGATGCTTCAGTTCACCTCACACCCGACATTCGTGGGCGAGTTATCTGCGGACGCGCTGTATGGGCCAAAGGCTATCGATTCAACATTACACTTTACACCCAATATTGCGGGCTCCTTGTTCTTATGGGCAATGCCCGATAAAGAGAAGAACATCCGTAACCGGTATATCGTATCCATGGATATCGGTGGTAAGAGCGACAAGGCGGACTGGACGGTTATCTCCGTCATTGACCGCTATATGCTCATGAAGGGAGGTTACGAGGAGTGTATTGGTACCTGGCGGTTTCACCTCGACCAAGACCTCGCGGTATGGCGCGCCGTTCAATTAGCGAAGTTCTTTAATAACGCCCTGCTCGTTGTCGAGTTCAACTCGCTCGATGCGAAGACAACCGAAGGCGATCACACGTTGACCATCCTGGATGAGATTGTGGGCCAATACTCGAATATCTACTACCGTGATGATCCCACAAAGGTTCGCGAAGGCCTTGCACCGCACTATGGATTCCACACTAACCAAGCATCGAAGCGTGACGTCATCACGCAGCTTGCCCGAAGACTCCGCGACAAGACCTTCCTCGAAAACGACAAGCGTATGCTCGACGAGTGTGCTGTATACGAGCAGAAGGCCAACTCGGCATCCTTCGGAGCACTGGATGGATGCCACGATGATATCCTCATGAGCCGAGGTATTGGCCTGAAGGTATCAACAACCATGGAACTTCCGATGCTCATCGAAGAGCATAAAGAAACACCACACCCGGCAAAGAGTGTGGTGCGTACCCAATCGAGCTTCTAACTATCGAGCAAAAGCCTGTTGTAACATCTGCATAGCTTGAGGATTGGCATTCTGGCCCGCCTCTTGCGACACCTCCCGCAACATATTCGGGTCCATGGGCTGCCCTGCCTGTTGTTGCTCTCGCAGAGATTTGAGTTGCGCGAGCATCTTCTTACCGAACGGCAATGTGGTATGCTCCAGGAAAAGGTCTAACGGAAGACCCATCTGAACCATCTGCATCAAATACTCATCAATGCGCTGGCGGAATACCGGAGCATCCATCGACTGTGAAGATACAAGCGAGTAATCATTAGCGATACGAGCCGCCTTCTCGGGGATATACTCACGGATGGTTGCCGCATAATATTTGCCCGAGAGTGCGAGATGGCGCGGTCGGTTGTAATATTGTATGAGCACCTTGAGGAGTTTCTCGTCGCGCGCTGTGTAGAAGTCATTGAGGCGATCAAAGAGCAGCACAAAGTTCAGCATGGAGTTCTGCGCCTGCTGTGCATAGAGGCTCGAAGGAGTGCCCGACTTCGATACCTGGCCTTGCAATGCTCCCGAGAGTCCGCTAATCTCCTTTGCTTGATTCATATCAAAGTTCAGCAAATCCCAGATACCCAGGTTCACCGAGCTGCGCGAAAGGATCGTCGGCATCTCAACGCCCGGCTTCGGAGTGTAGAAAATTACGCCATTGATCTTCATCAGCTCATTTACATACTGTCTACGATCCATACCCTCAACGGCTGACTCGGGTACCATGAGCGTATTCTTGATCGAGCCGGCAAGAATAGCGTCGAGCATCGTGCGCTCGCGGTTAATATTCCGTTGCAGGTCGATGATGTCCGAAAGCATGGACTTTGCCTCGCCATCAACCAGTGGCATCGTAGCGAATACATACGGATGAGAGCCGTGTTTGTAGGGCGTCTCCGACTCGAGTAGGCACACACCCTGAGGCGTCAGGTACTTCACGCACCAATATTCCTCAAAGTAGCGCTCCATTTCGAGCATCGAGTCTGTCACCTCATCCTCCGAAAGGCCTGCCTCCAGTGCCTGCTGCAGGCGACGCTGGTTCTCCATCTTTGCTGCACGCTCATGGTAGTCGAAGTTTTCAGTATACTCCTTCGGGGGAAGAGCTGACGCTCGGTCATGCACCCACAACACCCAGCGGCCTCGTTTCTCCCATACCTCGATGATGCGACACTTATTCTGCTCCGTGGTGTCAGTCCAGAAGTCCAACAAGCTAAGGGCTTCTTTTGCTGTCTGATTATACTCTTCACCAATCTTCGAGCGATGCTTGAAGAGTTCCCGCAGGGTCTCCTCGTCATTTGATGTCGCCGCAAAGTTAGATACAAGCTCATCGATGGTGTAGCTGTGCAGCTCCGAGATACGACGCAGGTCGAACATACGCGGGTCCTCAACATCCTGATTCCAGGCTATGCGATTGAAGTTTACATACTGGATAAATGCGTCGGTATCATTTTTCTCGGGCCACTTGGTGTAGGTAATTTTTCCCACGGAAATGCCAGCCGAGCAGAGCGTGATAGCGTGATTCACATCCAGCACCTGCGTCTTATTAAGATCAAGGTTGGCCTGAATGGTATTCGTGAGCATTTCACCTAACTCACTATCCTCATCGCGTCGTGCCTGTACAACAGTCTGCGACTTATTGGTAATCATCTGGCCAAGGATGTTTCGCACGAACTCCTGCATGACGTTATTCTTCAAAGGAGTGAGACCGGTACGCGAGATGAGCTCCGACTCCTTAATCATTCCGTCTCCCTCGGGGTCCTGGACATAGTCATCCCACTGATGTCCATTCATATATCGGACAAAGCGCGCATGCTCCTCACGCTTGGAACGCAGCTGACGCCAGTCATTCTCGCAGGCGTAAAGCAGACGCATATTCTCCGTTCGGTCTTCCTCCGAAGAGCGTATCTGCGAGGATACGCTCTTCGGGGCTTTCTTCGTTTTGCTCTTCGAGGCAAGGGCTCGAAGGCGTTTTGTCGTTACAACTTCCATATACTACTGTTTAAGGTTTCTGATTCCATTCCGTAACTACCGACTCCTTGAGTTTAACAACCTCTTGCAATGTCGAAGCGTAATCATCAGCAATCTCCGAATAGCCTTTGAGCCTCTTCTCCAGTTTGTGAATCTTTCGAATCCTCCGAGGGAGCCCCATTGATGTGATTCGAGCTTTAGCTTCTGATGTAAGAGGCGTCATCTGCTTTCTGTCGGATCGTTTCTCTCCCGAGGCCGTTCTACGAGCTGCTAATAGCACCTTCTTGTATTCGTCATCAAGTTCTTCGAGCATCGGCACCGTAATACGCCCCTGCAGGCTCTTTTCATAGGCTACCCCAAGTATCTTGGCGTCTTTCATGGCGCGGTAGTTCTTCGCCCACATATCCAACTTACGCTTGACGGCTCGGTCTCTCGAAGTGAGGTAATCTCTAAAGATGAATTTATAATCGGAATCGCTATACGCCTCTTCTATTTTGTCCGCCTGCTCTGGCGAGATGGCATTCATATACGCCATTCGTCGAATATAATCGTGCTCGCTTTCGCCTTCATTTATTGGAATGACAGCAGCAGCTATCATAGACTTCGGGGCGTTTATTAGGCGCAGGATATCTTCAGTATTAATCGATAAGTCGCGAATCATTCCCTCTACGCCCTTCCATACATTCCCTATCGTGCTCAGGTCTACATTGATTGACATATTCGACACAGCGTTAAGAGCGAGGTGGAATGCTTGCCAATCTACCTCTTCTTCCTCTTCGCGGAATCCTTGAATAAACCTTTCGGCATTCTTCCACAGCATATCGATGTTTTGTCCAAGCATAGTATTGAACTCATACCCATCAAGAATAGACTCAAACGTAGCACCACCAACCCCATTGCGGAAGTATGATGCGACAAAGAAAAGCAACAATTTCTTGGCCGAGTATTCATTCAAGCCGTCCTTATCCTCATCGTCATCATCAAACATAACAAGTGACGTGGCAAGCATTGGCGATATCTTCCATAGGAAATTGAGGCCAAACTTATAAGTCGCCCATTCGGCTATAGCTCGCTTGCGAGCCTCGCGAACCTTCATCATCGCCTCTTCCTCTGCCTTCTGCCGCAATGTTGGGCGTGTAGCGGATATGCGATTTTCTATCATTTCATCTGAAAGTCGCTTGCTGAAATCGGGCTCAAGTTCGTTTTCAGCCTTTAGATCGCGGCGCATCTGATTCTCGAGACGTGCAACCTCGCGCTTTACCTCAAGCTCGTAACGCCCCTTTCGCTGCTTGTCATCCATAAGTTCCGTGCGCAGATAGTCATATGCCAAGCTGGCTTTGCGACCATAGGAGCGGTTTGAATTCTCAAAGATTGAGGTGTAAAGTGACACAAAGTCTTTTAGGCGCTGTGCGGGCGACAAGAATGCATTAAGCGAAGACTGCTGTGTCTCGTTGAAAGCAATCGCAGCACGACGCTTCGCCAGCTCCTCCGCCTCAACCTTGCCCATGCCCTTCTCTTGAAGGCGCTCAACCTCATACTCATATACGGATCGTGCGCCGATGCCGCAGACAAAGATGTCAACAGCGGCGTTGGCCCACATGCCACCCTGCTCGATGAGCTTCTTCTGAATCCAGCGCGTGACGAAGTTGGTCCGATACATCCACTTTGCAAGTCTTGTAGCACTCAACGATTGTATACGCTCGTCGCCGGCATGTCTCTCGCGCCAACGCTCGCGGTATGTAGGTATATTCTCCATACACCATTTAACCACATGGATGCATCGCTTCTCGCCCTCCTTCTTCGGCAAGAATCCGAGCGAAGAAATGTTCCTCAGAAGACGCCCCCAATACTTCCATGAAGTGCTATAAGCTACAAATGCGGGTAGTGACAACACCTGCTTAGCTGCGGTAAAGAACCGCCACGAAACTTTGCCTGCAGCAACAAGGCTCTGCATACTCGAGATCACCTCATTAAGGGTATTGGTTCTTGGCTTGAAAGAACCAACCGCCAACGCTGCAGATAATTCAAAGCGATCGTAATTATTCAATTTCTCGTTGCCCGCTATATTCTTCTGTGCATTCAGCTGCTCCTTGAATGCTGGGCTGTTGAGCAAAATCTGCAGGTTGCGAACCACGGGAGCGGTAGCAGCAAAGTGATTCATCTCGTGAACATGGTCCAACATCAGACGGAGAGGGTTCTGTCTAATGTCTATGGCTGTATAGCTCTTCACGCGCTTCACCAACGCACTGGCTGTAACGGAAGCTTGGACTTTCGATGCTACATCGCTCTTAATCTCATCAAGGTCAACCTGATCCTTGCGGAGGTTCTTCTCCAAACGGCGGACCGGGAAGTAGTTCTCATTATTGTCAAGCTGAGTCCCATATCGCTCTAAAGAAGCACCGTTGTATCGCTGCTCACGCAAATCAGAGAGCATGTCTACCGCAAAGTCCATGAATTTCAATGCAACACCTCCGCCGTTCATATCCTTGTCAAGCATGTCACGCAGGGCAGAAATATCATCCTTAGATAGCTTCATTCCCTTCGTAATCGTGGGGAGGATTCCGGGCTGATCGGCCATTTGCACGAGGTAAGTTGCATAACCAATAGTCATCGGTACCTCCTCGACAGCAACGCGACCAGGGCGTTTACGATCCTCATTGCTCGTCTCATACACATTCGAATGGGTTAAGATATACTGGCCACCATTGTTTGCGAGCAAGGGTCTATCGAATAAATTGGCCAATTCATCAAGATTCTTGAATCCGAGTTCTTGGGCTTTGTTTAAGATGCGCCCCTCATCAACATTGTTGTACGATATCTCTCGGTTTTGGCAAGCCATAACGCCATCTGCGCCCTCAATAAGCGTGTCATATAGGAATCCCTTTCCTGCTATAGCATTAATAGATACAGACTGAACCATATAGACGAAGGAGTAGTAATGTTCCTTATAGAAGCCCCAAATCGACTGGTCTTTCTTCTTCTTCTCTATAAGTTCCTTGGGGACTCCCTTATCGTAAGCCGTTACAACATTTCCTACACGGATGTCCTCCATGGCGCGGTTCAAGTAATCTCGACGATACTCGTCATCTGCCGCCAATTGGCCCTTTCGAGCATGTCGCCCAATGTCGATACGCTGACTTATGGCTATCAATAAGTCCCCAAGGCTTTGAGCAATCTGCTGCTTGACTTCGAGGCGCTCGCGTTCTTTAGCGCGTCGAGTTTCAAGCACGAGTTTGCGCTCTTTCTTGAGTGTTTCTTCGGCTTTGGAGAGCTTCGGAGCATCTTTGATTTTACGATACAACTCTTTGCTCTTCTCGGATAGGCGGTTGATATCAAGGCTAATTGTAATATAAGCATCCTCACTATCTGCCACATCCGACCATAGAGTATGCCATAGCATAAGGTCTTGCTTATCGAGTACATTTACCTCCGTGTTGTTGTCGATAAACGCCGAGAATGCCTCATCGCCCTTCGTCGATACGAGCACCTTACTGCCCACAGTGAGGCCGGCGCTGTCGTATGCCGGAGCCGGTTTCTGCATCTTATGGAAGCGACGGAACACCTCGATGGCTGCTCGTGTCTTGTCGTCGACGCCATGAGCAATAGCGATACCCATCGAGGTGGTTGTCTGCACCTGGATACCCATCGTCTTCGCCAAGAGTTCTTTACGATGCTTAATTACAGCGTTGGCAATTTGATCGCTCATGCGATTCAACGAAGCCTGAATAGACTCCTTGCTGATGGAGCTGGTAATCTCCTGAATAAAACGACCGGTATCGAGGAATTTCTGTAAGCCCTCCTTGTCTACCTCCGTCTCAAGAGCCTCGGCAATCAGCGTAGCTATATCCGAATCATCCTCCTTGGCTTGATGCAACTTTTTCACTAAGGCACGCACCGAACGCTGCAGGCGGTTCAACGACTGCAAACGCTTCTCTGCCTCGGCGGCTTTCTTCTCCTCCTCTGTAGGTTCAACTTTCTCGGCTGCAGGAGCGAGAGGCTGCTCGCCGATGCTAAAGAGTATCTCGTCTAAATCTCGCCCGACGCTATTATCTCGTCGCAGACCTTGGCTATATTCACCCCGGAATCGGTTATAAAATCCTTGAACCTCTTCTTTGCTTTTGGCTCTTCCGGCTGCGGCGGAGTAATCTGCTTCTCCTCTTGCTTTTCTGTATCCATCTCTAAAATAATTAAGGATTTTTTCTACAATCTCATCCCTCAAAGGTAATGAATCTTTGAATGTTTTAACAACATCATGAGCGTTTTTTTCGCCCATAATACATTCCGCGAGCAAATCACCTAACCTTGGGTATCTTGCTCTGGATTGGATTGTATATACAAGGTATTCCTCGCCCTTTTCAGCTGCAGATTCATAACCCCTCTCGATCTTATTGCGAACGGAGGTCGTAGTGCGTTTGCAGAATTCCCATAGTTTCTCTTTATCGCTGTCGCTAATCTCGAGGGTTTCAACAGCTTTATGGCCATTCTCGTGCGCCAATATTCCAAGCCATTCGCGAGAACTGTTGAGTGTATCATCATTACTAATATTATACACCGACATCTTCGAATCTGCTACATAGAAGCCAACCGCCGACGACACCTCATCAATAAATGCATCAAAGGTGACAAATTTACGATACTCATCAGGGAGGAGTTCATAAGCCTTTTTCACCGAATCGGGATCCGACGCATCAACAATAACCGGAGTAGTAGGCATAGCCAAATTGCTGGACATGCTGGACATATACCTCTCCACCACATCCAACTTCTTGGCACGGAAAGCCTTCAGCGCGGCTTCGTCAGTCTTATCTAACGCATCGTACTCGGATGACAACTCTTCGAACGCGCTATCGTAGGCGTGAATAAAGGATTTATCCGCAGTAAGCTGCTGATCCATATGAATGCCCTCCGCAGGAACAGCACCCAAATCGGTACCACTGACAAGGTCGTACAGTACGCGGTCGGTAACCTCATCGATACTCTCGAACTTCTCAATACCGAACAGCTCCTTGCCGACCCACGACCAAAACTCTTGCAGAGCCTTGCGCATGCGGTCGAGGAGTTTGTGCGCTCGGCTCTTCTTCACGGAATCGTTGCCACCCTCATCAAGGATCTGCTGTGCCATAGCCTCCATTTTCGCAGCATTGTTGCGGCCCGAGAGGCGGCTCAAGGTTTCAGAGGCAACCTGATTGTCGTTGTCTTTGATGTTGGCATAGTTGGCATCGGCCACAACCTCATTCCACACAGGTGTACCCTTTAACAGCTTCACGATGCTCTCCCAGCCCTTCGGGTTGTTCTTCATCATCGCATCGGCCCAGATGTGGGTGTACTCATGAATGGGAGTGTTGGGATTCATACCCTCGGGTGTGAGGTATACCGTCTTACCATTTGTCCAACCATAGACAACGCCATTCGGACGGCGGTAGAACATCGGCTGCCCCTGCATCACACTTTCACGCATCGAATCGGTAATATCCACTGCATGCATCGTGCGGCCGGCCTCTTCGACATAAGGGAGGGTTACCTCGCCTACTGTTGCTCCCCATTTCTTGCCATACTTACGCATGAACGAGGGAAGCATTTGGTCGTAGAAGGCATGCATACCCTCGCCGCCAATGCGGAGACCGTCGCCCTCGATCGTGGTTTTTCCGTCTTTGTTTTCTTGGGTCTCCTTAACAATTGACAATGCGACTTCCTTTCCAACGAGCTCAGATAGGCGCGCCTCGGAAATTCCTCGTTCCTCAACAAAGTGGCTATCATCCACCGTAGCCACATCCAAATCGTAGGTGCCATTCTCATGGCGTTGTGCCTCGATATAATCAATGCTCTTACTCAAATTGTATCGCTCCGCCTGCTGATTACCCGTTGTCCAAGCAACTTTGTCGTAACCGTTCTCGGCTGCATAACGGAGCATTCGTTTCATAGCCAGCTCCCCAATTCTTTTCAAAGGGAGCATCGGGAACAAGACGCCTTTGTTTGTCCGAAACATCTTCATAAATAAGACCTAATCGGTCAAGCTCAACTTGAAGCCGGTCGTAATGAGCAACCTCCTCATCTGTTGCCTCACCCATCCAATACTGATCTCCGTATTTGGCGGCCATTTCGGATTCAAAAGCCGCCGCCCTGCGATAGGCTTCATCGGCATCCTCCCGGGCTTTTGCAACATCCCATCTCAAGGCCTCAGTCTCAGCCTTCTTATACTCTTGATTATATCGGCCATTCAATTCAAAGAATTCATCCTTTGCTTGTACGAATTCTGCGCTTTGCAGATCCGCATCTGATTGCAAATACCGTGAGTATATTTTACCGGCGTCCTCGAGCCTTTTGTATAGATTTTTCAATGAGGGATTGAGCCTATGGATAATTTGCGACTTCTCCCTTAAGAGTTTGAATCTCTCCACCTTCTCGTCTGTGGATAACCCAACAACTGCACGTCCTTCAAGGGTTTGCAATCTTTTTTCGATGGCCCACAGACGAGCATCTATGTACCCATGCTCTCTTCCTTCCTGGTGCCGTTTGCTCTGCACCTCATCAATCACAAGCACGCGCAGAGCCTTTTCTATGCTCTCAATCTCTTTCGCGGAAAGGCTTTGCAAATGGTTGATTTCGTCAGCCGTCATAGCATCGGATTCCTCGCCCTCTTTGCTTCCGTATTTTTGACGCATCGATGCAAGATAATCATCTACATCTTTCTTTGCAGCAATGGCCTCATCCGTTGGAGTCGTAGTCTCGCCAAAGCGAATCCACGCAATGGCTCGGCCTCCACCCGCATCGCCAAAATGAACTTCATCGCTGGTGTTCCATGGCTCAATCGTGGGAACGGTGAGTGCAATCTCGCGATTGCCATTCAACCCTCTTGTGGTATACTCCTCTCGAAGGTGGTAGATAGGAGCATCATCCTTGAGATGCAATAATCTCCTCGCATCACTCGCCTTATTGACGCGCAAGCCGCCAAAGTCCACCATGAAGGCTCGATCAAAGTCATCTCCGTACTTGTCCCACATCTCGCCCCATGCCCCAAGATAGGCATCAGATAAGGTTCGATTGAGGGTAATATGCGCTCTTTCCTCGGCGTCATTCAGAGCGGTTGTATCAAAGAGATCTGAGAATCCATACTTCTTCGCCATGCGCTCCTCGAATTCTTCAAGATTTCGGCGCGCTTCATCTTCATATCGGCGCAAGATACTCCGATACTCATCTCGTAATGCAGCAAACTCAGGAGTAGCCTCGATTGCCGAATCGCTGCTATAACGAGCTTCCTCAATCTGGATTTGATTCTCGTTGATGTAGTCGAGCACCTCCTTCTTGGTGAGCGTCTTCTTCTCCGAATCCTTCAACCAATCCGATAAGCCTAACCACTTATCCTCGCCGGCCTTCAAACCGCCAGCCTTCTCGATCATCTTCAACCACTGCTCGGGCGTAGCCTTCTCCTGCTTGATACCCATAACGGCAATCTTCGCATTCGACACAAAGACCGGAGCGGGACCGATATTAAACATAACCCTATTTGATGTGGCGGCAACCTCCTTAACCGCCTTCATGCGGGCCACCTCATCATTTGCACGATAGGTGACTACTGAAAGGCCGGCATCCTTCAGCGATTTCACGATATCATCGCTCACGCCACTCGGGACAACCACGCCGGCAAACTCGTTGAAGTACACGGGGCGCTCAAACTTCGTCTCGAAATACATCACGGGATATTCGGTACGAATGGCCTTAATCATATCGTCCAGGCGCTTCGCATCTTCATCCGACAGCTCTACTCCATATTCCTTTTTAAGGTAAGTCTTCGGCGACTTTTTAGTAGCAGCCTCCGCTAAACGCTCAAATCCATAGTCCTCGTAGCCGGTAGCGTTAGGCTGACACTTTTCTGCGAGGTCGAACAAAACAGCGCTCCACTTATCCTTGAACGCCTCTACCTCCTCGTATGAAGTTTTGAGCTGTCCTTTGCGTTTACGAATAGCATCAAGGGTTCCCTCCGGCTTCAATAACTGCGCTGCGAATCTCGAGAAGCCTACAGTGAAGCCCGTAGCGCCGGCTCGACCTTGCTCACGCATCTCTTTCGATGCATTCTCCAAAGTGTTGGGAACATATTTTCTGTTGCCGCTTGGGGTGTAGCCCTTAAATATAACCTCCTCTACAGCATAACGATCTATTAAGGAGTTTACCCATTTTGCATACTCCTGCTCCAAACCGTCCTCCTTAATCTTACGCTCGGCCAATAGTGCAGTATAAGGCGCATCCACGATACCGCTTGTTGCGGCGTCGCGAAGTACATCGCGAACGAACCTACTGACGGCATCATAGTCATACCCATACTCATTGATAGTGTCAATAACCTCCTGAGCCTTCTTGCCGATCAGTGAATTAGCACCACGCTCGGCGATGAACTTCTCGCTACGACTGATGGCTCGTTTAAGGTGCGCATCAAATTCATCGCGGCTGCCATTATGCTCCTTCTGGATGTAAAGGCCTAAAACCTGCTGGCGCTGCTCGGGTGTGAGGTAATAGAACTCTTTACCTCCCGTTAAGGCGAGCATTGCATCACGAAGTTCCTGACTATACTCTGCTTTTACAGTGTGCAACTCGGGGGCTTCTCCTCGCTCATGCAGGAACATGTAGGCCAAGGCATCTCCGGCTCGACCATCCAGCCAGGAGTTTAATGCAAGGCGCACAGTGTTCCGCATTGGATCCGGCAACGATGCAATGTCTTTCGAAGCTTGGTCATTTCTCATCCTACGCTCTACTTGCGGATAAGTGGGAGTCCATGCGTCACCGAAATAAGTTCCGATATTCTTGCCCGTTTCTTGAGCCACAAGCGAAGAGGGGAGGACAAGGGTTATGTCGCCGTAACCAGTGTGCTGCTGCGTGTTGGAATCAATAACCGCCACGCTCGGGTTCGCCAAGCCACCCATTCGGAGGGCCTTTCGCAATTTCTCCTCGGAGATATTGTGCAGTCCGACCAAAGATGGATTCTCTACGCTAAATGAAGTTCCCGGTACAATCTTTGGATTCTCAAAATTTTCCACTATCTTTGTAGCGGAATCAAGCTCTTGTTTATTTGAGGCTTCCGCGATTGGTGCGGAGATGCGCAAATAAGCAAGGGCTTTCTCTTTATCCACTACGGTGAGATACCCTTTGTTAATCCAATTTAAGATGCCATCCCCGTCTTTACCGAATATAGTCTTAACAATATCAAAGTCTATATCCGATCCTGCGCCTACATCTACGGATACGAGGAAGTTCCCATCCGCAGTCTTTAGCTCGGTTAGAATGGAGCGATTACCCGGTTTTCGGTAGTTATCAAACACTGCAATAGGATTAGCTATAGCTGTCGGCAATCCCTTCAATTCAGATGCAACAAACCCATGCTTACGCATTTTTTTAAGCAACTTGCCCCCATACAGCCTTATGGGCTTATTCACCACACCGCCCGCTATCAACATAGGCGACGGCAATCCGAGATTAAATATAACAGCAGTGGCATTCTCTTCACTAAAACCTGCTAACTGTTCATTGAATTTTTGCTCCACGGCTTGTAATTGAAAATCGCGCTTCTGCAAGGCCTCTTCAACCATCTCGGGCGTAGCTTCAACGACTTCAATACCGGCTTCCTCCAATGCCATGATAGCAGCCTCTGTGGCCAACTGTGCAGCCACAGAACTGTCTGCTGGCACCGCTTCGTCGGCTATCGCAAACGGCGTTTCATCCTCGACACTCAACTCTTCGTCACCAATCAATCCGGGGTCATCAACTTTTTTTTGTGCAACCTCTTGATTATTTGGTGCGGATGTTGTATTTTTGTTGTCAGAAGAATTGAGTGTAGAGGTAGTGATCATGCTGGGGTCCGCTTGTGTGCCGCTTGGTTCAGCGTTCCGCGATGCCTCATCAGTTTCGGCAGGCTGTTTAGCCGTAGTATGGCGGTTATACACTTCCTTTCTATTTTTACCGTAGGACGTCTTAAAGATTCCTGCGGTATTTATATTCCAGTAAGTACCATCGCCAGACAGCTCCACCATCAAGGTATTATTATGCTTATCTGTAATTTGCAAAAGATAGGTGTTGTTGCCATCTCTTACATTACCTTCCTTGATAACCTCGTAGTTTTGCGCTACATCCTCGATGAAGTCCACAACGGATTTATATCCCGCCTTACGGATTTGATCTCCATGACGAGCCTCGATATGGACTAAACCGTAGCCATCATTGGTGGCCTTGTTCGTGATCATGCCTTCACTTAGCAAGATAGGAGCAGGGGGCAAACCGCTTTCTTCGGATATCTCCCCAAACTCCACATTGCCAGATGAGGATAGCACGAATTGTCGGCCATTCTCATCAACCTCAGATGAAAGTTTATAACTCCCATCTTCATTTGAAAGACCTTGGCGCTCACGCTCATAGGCTCTACGCGCCTGCTCATCCTCATAATCCAATGCTTCCTCCTCTTGGTTCAGGCTGGCCGCCAATTGTTCCAAAGCCTTTCGGGCGGAGCCAACAGTGTCGACCGAAGACAACACATCGATGACCTTATCGCGAAGCTCCGTCTCATCATAGCGGATACCTTGCGCATCAAGGCGCTCACGCAGCTGCTCGGCATACTCCTCGGGGGTAGGGGCATCGCTTGCCAGCAAACCAATGCGCCGCTTACGCTCAGCATCGGCAGCGGACAAGCCGAGCTCTGCGCCAAGGCCTCGACTTACAACCGACCCGTTCGTATCCTTATCCTCCCAACGGAACTTGACACCCGTGGCCACATCATACAATATGAGGCTTTCCACATTGGGGAATCCGCCCGGGAACAACTCCGCCATACGGCCAGCGAAATCCTTTCTCAATCGGTTTTGGCGGGTCGAATTATCCTCAACAGCCTCTGATAAGCCCATGATGCCTAATACAGAAACGTAACGCGCCTTATGCGCCTTTACTGCTTCCAGCTTGGTTTCCAGCTCCGGAAGTTTATTCGGATCCGTAATCGCTGCGATTTTCTTCTCTATATCGGCTATCGCCTTGTTGTCTGCCTTGATGTTGTTACGGGCAACGAGCTCCGTCTTATCAGCTCCCAATGCCGCTGAATACTGCTCCACGAACATCTCCGGAGACATCGCATTGTAGTCCGGCTGACCGTTCTTCAAGGTAGGAATCTCGGAGGCTGCAACATTTTTTTGCGCAACCTCTTGATTATTTGGTGCGGATGTTGTATTTTTGCTCTCAGAAAGAGTAGCCCCACCGGGTATAGTAGGCTGAGCTCCTTGTGTCGAGGCGGTGGATTCGGATGGCAAGGTCGCATCACTAATGTAGGTCAGCATACCCTCCTTTAAGAGACGCTTAATTCTGGGCGTCTCTTTTTCTTGATTGGAGATTACCACCTCACGACCGTCTTTGCGAATGGTTACGGATGCGAACTTATACATACGCAATCCATCAGCATTCGTAAAGGCCTTCAAGAACACGAAGGAACTATTTCTTTCCGTGGGCGCTGCATCGCCGGCAGAACTCTTCTCCTCGATAATAACATCAGGATTTTCGAGCGTTGGCTTCACCATGCCAAGCTTTCCCTCCCTACCCTTTCTCGATAGCTTGAGGTATTGATTCTCGCCCATCTTCACATCACCGATAGGCGTTTCTACTATGCCATCCTCACCAAACTGGGCGTCCCAATTCTCGGGGGTCAGTTCTAATTCTGGGGCAACCGTCGCATTCTTCTCCATCCGAGAAATCACGGCTACGGCCTCCTCATCGGAAAGACTACGGCCGATCATCGGATTAGGCTCTGCCCCCACAGGTACCTTCGTTGCCTCTGCGATCTCGGCCGCCGGCGCTTGCTCGGCTTGCTGTTCTGCTGCCGGCGGACCAGCTTGTTGTGATTCTTGCGCCGGCTGCTGCATAGTCTCCACTGCTGATTTCATAGCCTGACCTGCAACTTCCGCAACCTCATCCACAGAGATAGCCTCATCAATGGAGTCAATATCTCGAATGGAGCAAAGGCGTCTATCGCCATTGTCGTACTGTACGACAACAGTAGGTTCTGAAGCCTCGTAATCCAACTCGCCATTCTCGGCGTTATACACGATGGTCTTACCCTTGATGATATGTACAGCCGTTCCATCCGTCATCGTGGCCTCGTAGACGACATCATCGTCCATGTTCTTAATCGTCTCCGCTTGCGCTCTTGCCTGGTTTGAAGCCTCGGTTACCGCCTGCTGAACAGCGTCTGTCTGCTCACTCTGAATTTCTTCCCCGGTGTGGACTTCACGCACCTCCTCATTTGCCAGCTGCGCCTCCTGCACCTCGGGAGCCGGCTGCAAAATCTCCTCGAATTGGAATACGCCTGTATTACCCTGCGAGTCGACCAGTTCATAGGCTCCTGGGTACACCCTGTTCACCATGCCACGGATGCCCGACAAGGTTTCTACCTCGTCACCAGGAGTGTAAACCGTAAGCCCCGCTCTTGCAATAATGTCGTTGATATCATCCACAGACACCCCAGCCTCTGCCGCCATGCGAATGCGGTCTGCGATATGCGCCAGCTCCTGCTGATTCTCCTGAACGCGGAAAGCTCGGGCGTAACTGCCGGAGATCGCTTCTTGAAGTTCCTTATCGCCTATCTCTCCATCATGCGCAGCAACCTGCAACTGCTCCAAGGCTGGTACCATGCGAGCCAAGCGATCGGCCTCTGCGGCACTATAGTCGCCCACATCGAGTTTCGTCTGCACCGTAATGAAGTCCGTGGCGTTAGCCATATCATTGCGGGTAAGAGTCTTATCCCACCCGAGATTAGAGAGCACCCTACTGCGCTCGGAGAGGTCATCTATCGTCGATGCTTCGATGAGCTTGGCCTTTAGTGCCTCATTCTCTATTCTATCGAGTGCGCGCTTGCGTGTGCGCTCGAGCTGACTGCGAAGTTTTGATTCTCCAGTTGCCCAGTTCACACCCCTATTGATGGCCGAGAAACCACCCGAGAGCATTGCAGACACACCGCCGAGCTCCCACCAGTAGTCCTTTGTCGCCATCTGTCGCCACCCCTCATCATCTCCGGTCAGCAGGTTCACCATGGCATCACCATACGCCTCAGAAAGCACCTCTCCTCCAAGGCTGTAAATCTTACCGGCGCGTTTGATAAATTGAGGAATCGCATTCTTCACGGGTCCCGACAACGACTCCGCGGCCAGTCGACGAATGATATTTTTGCGCGGAAGGCTCTTCGCGAATGACTTCACACCATAATCCAACCACCCTCCGACATCCTCCGACTGCATCTCAAAGTAAGACTCCAGAGCCGAGCGCACAGCATCACGAAGCGCCGAGGTTTCATTCTTTCCGATGTATCGTTCAACCTCTCCTGTAGCCTCATTCACGCGCTCCTCAACCTGGAATTGATTAAGGCGCTTATCGGTGTAGGTTCGGTAGGTGTAGCCCGAGAAGGGAACACGGGCCGCCGCTCCCACTGCACTTTCAGCTACCTTAAGAGCTCCCTGCTGCAATGCCCTTTCTATGCTCGAGGCGGCAGAGTTATTCACGGCTCGTTTCAGGGCGGTCTTCGCTGCAGCGCGAGTAATACCCTTTGTGGCTGCCGAGGCTACGCCTCCGGTGCCAATCATCTGCGCGACAAAGCCAAGACTCTGCGCGCCGCCTCGGGCAATGTTGGCAAGCGTGGTGCGACCTCCAAGGAGTTCGATAGCCTCTTCGGCATCGTTTGATATCTCAAATGCATCCACCAGCACCTGCTCGTTCTTGGTAAGTTGTTCACCTCGGGAGCTTTTGTTCAAAGCCTTGAGCAGAGCGACATTATCGGCTACGTTCTTCAAATCCATGGTGATGATATTGCCGAGGTCAAATCCCTCGCCGAATCCCGACCAGAAGTTGTTCTTGCGTAGCGTGCGAACTTTCTCCAGAGCCTCATCAATCTTGTGACTGGCTATGCCTCCTCCATCGCCAGACTGCGCACGCGATTCATTCATAGCTGCGCCGATAGCCGCATAACCACCTCGGGTATGAGTCGCCGGCTGGCGCTTTGGGGGCTTTATGAGCTCCTTCAATGCAGCGAGGCGGCTTTCCATCTCATTGGCGAGGTTTTCACGATAGCGACGCTCCGAGATACCCACATTACGCAAGAACCACTCATTGCGGTATTCCGCATCCTCCTTGAATCGCTGCTCATGTAGACGCTCATCATTGTAGGATGCGATATATTGGTCTACAACCTGCTGCGGGTAGCTCTCTTCCCCGATGCGGTATTCAATGAGCTCCTCGCCGTCGCTAAGTGTTTGAGTGTGTTTGTAGGGCTCCACATCCTCCTGCGAGAGGAGCGCTCCGGCCCCGATGCGATCTTGGAACGCCTCGCGGAAAGACTCCTCTCGAGCGCGGTCCTTGTTTACTGCATTCTCACTAAAGTCGAGCTTGAATACCGGCTGTCGGTTCGATGACTCAATCTCCGATAGGAATGCCTGCTCATTATCTTTGAGTTCTTTGTCTGACAGGCCAAACTCTGGCTGCAGTTTGTCCGAAGGTGTGCCCCAGACATCTGCAGGTGCCGTCGAGGTCTTTAGTCCTTGCTGGGTGCCTGCGGGAATATTTGATGGTTCGGCCGCATCCGCAGCAGGGCCAAACATCTCTTCTAATATGTCGCTGTATTTATCTCTTGCCATTGTTGTCGCTATTTATGGTACCATTGGGTTTCTTTGCGTCGGGGAGCTTACGAACATGAGCGATAATATCTCCAATAGGAACTCCTCTGCTCATGGTGGCCGAAACAACACCCCAATCGGAGCCTTTCGCTTCGAGTAAGCCTGCGAGTTCGAGAACGTCCTTTTCTGTTACTCCCGCCCGAGCGAGGGTTTTCGCAATAGACGAGTATGCACGCAGCTGCTCCTCGGGATATTTAGAATATGGCTGCGTCACAATGCGCGCCCCGCCGTCTTCGTCGACGGTCTTAACAAATCGCTCTTTCGGGAGCATCGCATACAGGATTCTGCTTTCGTCCTCCGTGAGTCCGTTAGTCGGTTTCTGGCTTTTGTTTGCGGCTCGTATCTGCGCTGCCTTGATTTGGTTCTCGCGGTCGAGCGCAGATTCTTCCTTCTCAAACGCTCGCTCCTCACGAGCCTTCTCGGCATCGTACTGCTTCTCACGCAATCTACGCTCGTAGTCTGCAATGATTTTATCATAGGACATGCGCTCATTCTCGTACCGGTCTGCCTCATCTTTGGCCGCATCGACACGTCCCTGCTGTTGTTGCATGCGGATGCGAGCCATCAAAGCCTCGTACTCCTTTTGATCGGCCAGGCCCTTATCCTTAAGGTCCTGGAGTTTCTGCATGGTCTTGTTATACATCCCCATGGGAGCGGTTACATAACCCTCACCACCTCGGCCGAAGGCAACGATTCCCTGGCCAATGGTGCCGACGAGCTCGCCCAAAGCCTGGGCGATAGCAGCACGTCGCAGACGCTTCTGCTCACCTGTTGTGTCTACGGGTTTAGGGACGAATCCGGCCAT